TGATTGGAATTTATCAAAAAAGTTGACAACATAATAGAACAATTGCAGATAATTAGGAGTTATTCCCCATTAGATACATATATTCCTAAACATTTTAAGGTACAAGAGCTAGTTGATCCAACCACCTATAAAGATAGAGGTAGCAGGGCATTAGAATTACTAGAACCTAAGTTGTTATGGACTCTTGATCAATTGAGAGAGAAGTTTGGCCCCATTACTGTAAATAGTTGGTTGTGGGATTCTTCAACCCCTTATGTGGATTCTGGATTTAGATCTAAATTTTCTACAGTAGGAGTAGCATATTCTCAACATAGATTAGGAAGGGCGTTCGATTTAAAATTTAAAAATCACACACCCGATGAAATTAGGGCTTATATAAAAGTACATTCAGCCGACGATATCTTTAAATACATAACATGTATAGAGAATAAAACTGCGACTTGGGTTCATATCGATTGCAGACCTATCAAGGATAAAATTAGATGGATCAATCCATAGGAGTCAATTTGGAAACGCAAGAAAAAGATTTATACGAAACTATGTGTGATTCATCCCCAGTAGGTTTGTTTTATTTAAACAACAAAGGCGAATTAACATATTCAAATAGTAAATACCAGAACATAGTAGGTCGAAGTATAGGTGAGTTAGATAAATTTCAGTGGAAAGAGTGCATACATCTTCAAGATATTTTAAAAGTACTTTCGGAATGGGATAAAGCGATTAAAAGCAGAAAAGATTTTTGTATGGAGTTTAGGGTTGTACGGAAGGGCGACCATAAGGTTATTTGGGTTCTGGCACAAACATTATACAAACATAACGGATTTGTTGGTACATTAACCAACATCAATAAAAGAAAAAAGTTAATTGAAGAATTTAGTAGCCTTAAAAATGGAATTGCATAAATGGAATGGACTACAGTAACAGCTATATTTGGTGGCCTTATGATGGTACTGACTTTCTTATGGGGAGTTATAAAAACATTCAAAAAACCCGATCCTATACAAATCGATCCTAGTTCGGATGCTTTGAGCGAATGGAAAACTCCGTTGAAAGAGTTAAAAAAAGATTTGGAAAAGAAATGGGGTGATATATCTGTTACTCTTACCGAATTACGAAATAAAATTAACTCTTTAGAGAATGCAGAAACCTACGATAAAAAGGATTTGGATGATTTAAAAGAACGTGTTAAGAGTCTGGAAGAAAAATTCGAGAAGAAAATGGATATTCTCTCAGGTAAACAAGATAAAATGCTAGAGAGGTTTATAGAGTTTTTACAGCAACAATAGGAATTGAAATGCCAAAATTGAAATTATTTGATCACCTAAACAATCTCACAACAGAAAAAAAAGAATTTGACCCTAATAACGATGAACAAGCGAGTTCGTATAGTCCATATATGATCAATCGCTTTGTATCGATGGACAAATCCTATTTAAACCTTGTGAATGAAGTCAACCAATACGACTTACCGAAAGAAGTACATTATAATTTCTTTCTAAAGGTGTTACCTAAAAGAAAACATTACTTCAAATACATGAAATCGGCTAAATATTGGCCAGAAGATGTTAAGGATAAAATATCAAGATACTACGAATGTGGTATGAATGATGTGGAAACCCACTTAACAGTATTGACCGAAGAACAGGTAAACGACATAATATCGATATATAGAGACTAGTTTGGAATATAAATATTTCAAATGGAGGTCTGTATGGATAAGAAAGCTCATAATAAGATAAAGATGATTAATAAGAAGAAATATTTTAATCCCCCTTTGACCGAAAAAGGACAAGTGTATTGGATTCCGATTGTAGTTAAGAATAAGGACTTCCTTCTAGGCTTCATAGAGGCCTATAACGTGGCTTCCGCATCATTCGGCATACCAATTGATGATATGGAGCTATTAATGAGTTCTGATAGGCTTAATGACGTTCTCATGGACGGTAGTAGGATACGAGAGATTACTAGGGCAGAGTTAAAGCAGAAATTGAAGGATTTTATCTTCAAACCAGAAAAGGATGACAAACATCCAGATAATAACGCTAAAATTCTGGAAGATCAACTTCTGATGGTTGATTGTCCAAATTGTGGAATGTTTTACTCATTTAAAGAGGAACAGGACATTCCCAAAGCAGATACATATTGTGTAACGTGTGGTAGAGCTATCATAATGTACACAAATCGTGATGATAGCTTTTTTCATTACGATGGAAAACAAATTGATATGGAAAAAGTCATTGCGGAGATACATAAAGAATCAGATAAAGATGAATAAATTGAAAAGGAGTTTATATAATGAAAAAAGTGATACTAGTGAGTGGAAAACTCAGAAGCGGTAAAAACCAGTTTGCAGAATTTTTAACAGAACAATTTAAAAGTAAGGATCTCACTGTCAGATCCGATTTGTTCGCCAAATCCCTAAAAGATAATTCAAAAGAAGACTTTAAGAAACTAGTCACCTATTTGAATTCACTTTCGGATAAACATAACATCCCAGAACTATATACCACCGATGAAAACTTTTATGAGAATAAAAACGAAATCACTCGTATATTACTACAAACATACGGCACTGAGATATTCAGAAATCGGGTGGATGGTGACTATTGGGTCAAACAGCTTATAAATAGAATAAACGAATCGGATGAAGATTTGACCATCGTTACTGATGTTAGGTTTCCTAATGAAATTGACTTGTTACTAGCCGACGATGGATTTGAATGTGTAACTGTTAGAATCGAAAGGGATATGGAAAGAGATGAAAATTATAACGAACATCCGTCTGAAACTGCACTAGACGATTATCCAACATTTAATTTTATTGTGAGTAACAACGGAACATTACAAGATCTAAAGGACTCTTCGGATACTGTCATAGAAGAAATAGAAAAGGATGAAAATTATGAGCCAGAGTATAAACTTTACTGAGAATGTACCTATATCCCTTCAGAAGAAATTAACTAAAGAACTAAATATAATCATAGGGGATGGAAAACCCTTGCATGTATTAGATAAACTGTCAAAAACAATATTGGATAATGGGTGTTTCATAACATCCGTATCATTAGGAGTAGTGAATCAAATAACCATAAATAAGACGAGAAAATGAAAAAAGTATTAGTATTGAACCAATCCGAAATGCCCTTAAATGTAGTCAAGATGAAAAAAGCCTTTAACTTGCTACATAAGGACAAAGCCGAAATGATGTATAGTATTCCACATACTAAGTTTTATCATAATGGTATGAAATACGAATACCCCTCCATAATAAAAATGAAGTATTATGTTAACATTACTAAAAAGAGAATACTTGGAGATTACTATACTAAACTGAATGTGTGGAAACGGGATAAGGGTATTTGTCAGTATTGTGGTAAGAAAACAACCGCCTCCAACTTCACAGTGGATCATGTAGTACCTAAAAAGTTGGGTGGTACTACCAAATGGGATAATATCGTTACCGCTTGTTTTAAGTGTAACAACAAAAAAGATTGTAAGCCACTAGAAACCTGTGGGTTGAAATTATTAAGAAAACCAATCACCCCAGAACAGGCAGAAACCATAGAACAGTCCATTTTACACCGATTTCGGCACTTTGAGAAGGTTCCCGATAATATCTGGTGGGGGTTCATAAAACCAAAAAAGAGATAAAAGTCCAAAAATTGGCATATTGACCCTCTTAAAAACCTATGTTTAAGTATGGAATCTAAAACTAAAACTACAGTATTCGACTTCCCGATTGGGAAAGCATTGGCATTTATAGTCGTTGTATTAATGGGTATGTTTACAGCCAAATCCGTACAGAACATTTATGAGTTCTCTCAATACAGAAAAGAACAGAATATCGTAAATAAACAGATTATAGAACAAGTAACCGAAATAAAACTGCGTATGCAGAAAAACGGGTTACTAATAAAGGGCATCCAGAGAATAATAGACTCTATACCTAACAATCAAATAACATCTCAAGAATCGTTTGCATATGCAGAAGAGATTGTGAGTGTTACGGATAAGTATAGTAATGTCACACCCTCTATGTTGACCGCTTTGTTACATCAGGAATCTCGCTTTAACAAAAATATTGTTAGCCCTGCTGGTGCTATGGGCTTAGGACAGATTATGCCCGAAACCTTAGCTTGGATTTGTAGGGAATGGAATATGAACTGTCATTCTAAAACCGCTTTCTCCCCAATTACCAATATCCGAATGACTGCATGGTATATTGATTGGCTATTTAAGAAACCAAAAGTGTGTAAAAATAATAAAGAAAGGGTTCTTAGTTTTTATAACGGTGGTGGAAAACAAGCATATAGATGGGGATTATATAGAAAACAATTAAATGGAATAATATTAGATTCTTTGGAGTTATATAACATGAATAATTTATCAAAAGAAACAAAGGAATATGTTTATAAAGTAATGCATATAGATACTATATTTCAAAAACAAATATTTAATATACTATAACATTTCTAATATTATAAATAAGGATGTAAGAGGACAAGAATTAATTGTCCTTTTGCCAGTATGTGAACTGGCTCTTGCAAATCACATTTTACTGGGAGTATTCATGGATGCTATTATATACAAAACTACTAATCTAATTAACGGTAAAATATATGTGGGTCAGCATAATACTAGTGCGGATGATGGATATTTAGGATCTGGCAAGATAATAAAACACTCTATACGGAAGAATGGCAAAATCAATTTTAAAAGAGTGACTTTGGAACATTGCAATACCCAAGATGAATTAAATGCTAGAGAAGTATATTGGATAAAAGAATTAAGAACCACAATTTCAGAAATCGGCTATAATATGACTAGCGGTGGTTATGGTTATGGTACTGGTATTGCTTGGAATAAGGGTTTAACTAAACATGTTGATGTTCGGTTAATTAAATCTCAGAAATCTATTAATCAGCAAAGAGAAAAAATATTAGGAAAAAAACAAACAAAGGAACATATTGATAAAAGAATAAATAAAAATAGGCCTGAACATAGTTTATTGATGAAAAAAAATAACCCATCCGCTAAAATTGTGTTGTGTTTCAATATTAAGGATAATCGTTTCAAACTTTTTGATACGTTAAACAAATGTTCGATTGGTATTAATACCGAAAGGAGCCATATAAGAAAATGTATAAATGCTAAAAAAATATTTAAAGACAAATATGTATGTATGTTTGTTTGTAGGAAGGGAGGGTCGATTTGAAAGAGGAACGAGTTTCAAAAAAAGAATTAAATCGCACAATAGGACAAAATAAAAAGAACAGGGAATTGAAGAATGACTTTGACCGCAAAGCTCATGTCAAACCCTATAAACGAACTAAACAAGTTATTGATCAAAATCAAATATAACTTGAACGGAGTATAGATGACTTTAAAAATTGGAATTGATCTAGACCAAACTTTATATCATTTAGATGTTATTGAACATGCTAGTAAGATGTTGGGCCTTAACTTTAAATCGTCTGATGTTGAATATTGGGATTATGATAATAAGGATAATCCATACCCTACCCATTTTACACATTTGGTATTTCAATTATTTAGCGATAAAGAATATATGTCGGGGTTGAAATTAAATCCGTTTTCTAAAGAAAAATTATTATACTGGAAGAAAAAGGGTTATGAAATGCATGTCATTACAGCTAGAAATCCTTCGGTGGTTGTTGCTACTATCGAATGTTTAAATAGAGATTTCGGAGCAGGATTTTTTGAGGGCATTCACTTTACAATACACGATCCCGATGCTAAAAGTATCAAGTTCGACGAATTGGAACTTGATATTTGGATAGATGATAATGCAAACGATCTTCATCGAGCAGACGATATGGGCCTCAAAACATATTCGATATGTAATAAATATACTAAATATAATAGAGAGGTTGTAAATGAATTATTAAATACAACCAAAGTCGATAATATTGGTGAAATAACACTGAAAGATTTTGCCTATAGTTTAACGAAAGATTCAACGAAGGACAATATATGACATTAACAATTTGTGCATACATCATAATAGGACTATTGGTAGTTCTATGTATATTACTAATAAATATCAGTAAGGGCATAGATGCTATTAATAAGACTCAGGTATTTGGCTTTGAAGCATTAGATGGTTGGATGACTAGTATAGTAGATGTGCTGTATAAGGACATGGAAGCCACCCCTGAAGAATTAGAAAATAAAACCGTTGGTGATATTTCCAAAAAATTTAAAGAGGGCGAAGTATTATTAGATCAATTGATAGAAAAGTCCAAAAATGCGGAGATCGAGTAGCTTAAAAACCTAAGTTATAGTACCACAACTTAACTAGGATTACATATGGCACTTAACATCAAAGACATCACCCGAATCGTAAAGGTTACTCCAGCGGAGCAAGCCATATTACTAGTCGGAATACATGGTATCGGTAAGAGTGAAATCATTACCAGTATATTCAAAAAAGAAGGTTATCGAGTAGAAGTGAGGTTCCTTGGCCAAATGGTCGATGCGGGAGATCTTACTGGTTTACCAGATAAACAAATGATTGATGGGACAATGAAACAAACATTCTGCTCACCTGAATGGTGGCCCACCGACATGAACGAAAAGGTTATCATCTTCCTAGATGAAATCAACAGAGCAAAACCAGAATTGAAACAATGTATAATGGATCTAGTCCTCAATCGTAAATTAAACGGTAGAGCATTGCCTCCTAATTGTCGAATAATGGGTGCAATGAATCCATTAACAGAAGATTCTTATTATGATGTAGAAGAACTTGATCCAGCATTACAATCCAGATTTAACATATATCCCTTTTTACCAGATCATAATGAATGGTTAGATTGGGCAATCACTGAAAGAATACATAAAGATGTTATGGGATTTATCTCTAAGAATCCAGATCAACTCGATCCAGAAACTAGAGCTACCGAAGGGGCCAAAGCAGAAGATGTTCAACCCGATAGAAGAACATGGGAACGGGTTTCTAAAGTGTTGCAGAATTACGAACAACCTGATTTTAAAAAGTATGCTGATGAAAATTTAATTATAAATCATCTTATCGGAATGGTCGGGGCCATAACAACATCCAGATTTGCAACTTTCCGCAGGGAAAATCATAACGGCATGAATCCTGGAACCGTAGTTGCCAATTGGAGTAAAGAGGTTTCCGCTAAAATTAAAGGTATGGAACCACAATATGTATTGGATCTTAATAGACAAATTACATTATGGTTTGATAATCATACCTCCGATTTCAAAGCATCTGGTGATTTGGCAAACCAATACACCCATAACATGTCCCAATACTTCAAAGTAATTGGTGATGAGAAAATGGTACATTTCTTTGACTTGATGTTAACGGCCAAAGAAGACGGTAAAGAATGGCCTGATATTGTTATCAGAACCAACACTACTCTGTCTGACATGTTCTTCAGAGCATATAATGAAGAAGATGAGTTTGAACCCGACGAATTCTAAAGAAAGGAACATATGGCTTATACCGAAGAAACCAGAGCAAATATTACAAGGGCTGAGAAGCGAATGGACAAAATCACTTTCGAGTGGTTTGTCAATGAGCCATTGCTTCTCAAAGCCTTTACAATGTTTAAAAAAGTTCCAGATAAAAACCAAAAAACAATTGGAATTAATTCTCAGGTATCCCCACCGATAGTAACATACAATCCATACTTCATCAACTCAGTATCGAAAGAGCGGTTGGAGTGTGTGATGGTACAAGAATGTTTTAAAGTTTTATTACGACATCCTACTACCCGATTGTGTACACCGTTAAATATCGCATCTCTTTCTAGTTCGATAGTAGTAGCCCCCATGTCTTTAGGCCCGTTATTAAACCTAGAAGGTATGGAGGATTTCTACCCCGATCCTGAAAAGTTTGGTTTGCCGAAGGATGGTTTCTTTGAAAGTTATTTCCGAAAGCTGATGAATAAGCAGGATGATACCAATGAACAAATTAAAGAAATTTGGAATTCTTTATCTGAAGAAGAAAAAGAAAAAATGATTCAAGATGCAATGGATAAGCAGGAGCAACAACAAAATGAAGACTCTAATGAAGATGGGGATTCTTCTGATGGTGAAGGTGATGGTGAAGGTGATGGTCAAGGCGACTCTAAAGGTTTTGAGAAGTTTGATGGCCAGAACCAAGCCATGAAAGAATATTTCGATCCCAATTCTACTAGTAATGATAAATGGGGTGGAAATGAAATGATGGATGCTGATATTAAAGATATCGTAAGAAGAAGTTCATCTAAATCCGAAGAATGGGGTACTATGACAGGCAAGTACATGGATAAAATCATATCTGCCCATAGCCCTAAAATTAGTTGGAAGGAAATTTTAAGAAGGTTTGCTAAGTCGGTAATGTCTAGAAAAACATACCCTTCTCGTATGAGATATAATAGAAGACATGGTTTAGAACTGCCAGGTTATAGACGGGATTATGATACTAAAATCATTTTCGCACTAGATTCTTCTGGTTCGATGAGTAATGAAGATTTAGCCGAAGGTTTGGCTGTGATTAACTCAACATGTAAACATGCGGAGATTACTTTTATTATATTCGATACTGCCATTAAACAAGTAGAGAAAGACTTTAAGAAAGCAAGGCAGACTTTTAAAGTAGATGGTCGAGGTGGTACTGATTTTCAGTGTATCATAGATTATGCGAACATACATAAATCAGATGGTATTGTAATATTTACTGATGGGTATGCCTCAGAACCCACCAAACCCCACAAGGGCAAGGTTCTATGGCTTTTGCATGGGAAGGATACTAACATGACTCCACCTTGCGATTGGGGTTATACTGCCCGTCTAAACAGATTTGAAGAACACTAAACAGAAACAACAACAGAAGGAGCAAAAATGAAAAGTGATAGCGTAACGGCAATAAAGAAATATACCAATAAAATTGTGGATAATATTTCTAAAGCACCTGTGCCTAGTAAAAATGCAGAAGGTAAACAACTTTCTCCCCCCGAACGTAGAAATATTTTGACTATTAAAAATGCACAGATAGAAGCATTGAATGTCATACTGACTTTCATCGGTAAAGTGGAAGAAGATGCTCACCATTGGCCCAGTTAAAAAAAAGAAAAGAAATTACTTCTATCTTGAACCTTTGAAACATATATTACAAATATGCAGGACTTACAACGAAAAATGAATGAAATGGACGACTTTACATACGAAACCGTTTGGGAAAAATTAGATGCTAGTAATAGAATAGAATTACTATTGTACATAACATCGGTGGTGTCTAGCGAAAATGGACTTTCCAAACTAGAGAAATTCACTGATAGATATGAAGAAGACATATATCCGATATATCTACAATCTGTGACTGAAAAAAAAGAAACTGCCATGACAACTAGTTTTAAAGTGTTTGTTATGTCCTGTTATGTTTTGTTTATCTTAAAACCAGAGATGGAGGAAAGAGATGGGAATGAAGATATGGGAATAGGAGAAGATGAAGAACAGGAACAAATAGAGATTGAACCCAAACCCCAATCCAAGACTCTACAGAAAGAATTGGATAGCATATATACCAAGGATAACTTAGATAAAGAATTGGAGAGTTTGGGTATTTTTACAAAGGATGACTTGGATAAAGGAGATTTAAAATAAGATGATAAGGCCGAACATGATCGCAACTAGTAAAACATCCGTTGGAACCAAAACCAACGCTTGGCGAAAACGATTGGTTACTATGGATGTATCTGGGAAAACGTATGAAGAGAAGAAATTGTTGATTATATCTTCCCTACAGAAACATTATGGTAAGATACCAAAAGGAGTTACATTTAGTATCAGATATACTAAAAAGTCAGAACATAATCCCGATGGAAAAAGGGTGTTCGTTTTGTGTGGATGGATCAAAAGAAACCGATTCCATGACAATAAAGGGGAGTTTAACTACGGCACATTGGTTAAAGCTATCAACAAGCAGGTTTTAGGCCTCACTAAGGCCCAAATCATGTTGAACAGTGCTCCCTAGTCACCAAACAGGAAATATAAACTGGTTACTAGTATGATTACATACCAACCATATCATCTAATACTGAATTCTTGGCTTTTTTGGAGTACCTTTTACAGTTTGGATTAGCAACCACCGATTCTCTGTCGATGTAATGCATGAGTTCTTTTTTTCTGAATGTTTCAAGAAACGATTTCCAATAGGACTTGTTTCTAGTGGGTGTTTTAGTCCCGCCCCTGAATTCCAGATATGATGTTGCTGAATTACCGTCGAAATCAAACATCAATGCTAGAAGTGGTGTGGATTCTTGCTTTGATAATGAGCAGGTAACTTTTTTCCCAGAAAACATCCTTGAAATTTTCAATGTCTTTGTAGTCTGAGAAAAGAAAAACTTTCCTTCGGGTTCTAGAGACTTGACAATTTTATTAAATGAATTTCTGTTTTGTGTTTGTGTGGCAGTTGACATTGCAACTCCTTTGTTGAGGTTAAAAACTATTTTGTGTGAAGTTCGACTCGAAGACATACATCATCGGAGAAACCTTCGGGAACACATTCTACCGTATAACCTTTCTGGTTTTTGTTGATTGGTTCGAGAATTTCTTTATTGATGAAGTTGAATATTTCTTTGGGTGTGGTCAAACCTTTTAAAGAAGTGGTTTTAGCAACCAGATTGATTAATTTAACCTTGAATGCTTTTTCTCCTGTGGCCGTTTGCAACCCCGATTTAGATAGAGCATTCTTAACACCATTGAATATAGCTGGTGTTTTGGCCTTTCGTTTTCCAAATTTGAGGATATAATCAGCATATTTATTGGTTGGATTGTCGATTATATATTTAGCGATCTCTGGATATTTCGGGGATACTCTGTGGCCTTTATATTTTTTTGTAGAGTTCATCGTCTTTTCCTTCTGGTTATGGTTATACCATTTTGTTGTCTGGGATCTATTGAAGGGACTCCGATATAAAGAGCCTTAATAACTTCAGCTAACAGCATGGGTTTGTTTTTTATTTTCGAAAAGGGTTTCCCCAGATATTCAGCACACTTCAGAGCAATCACATGTTTTTCATCGATCAGTTCCTGTGCTCTGAGGTTAACAGTTTCTTCTTTAACTACATTTTCTTTGTATTTTTTCATCCAATCCTTTTAGTGTTATGAATCAATCTTTTATACCAATCTACTGTTATAAATCTCTTTTATCAACAGGTATTTGAAAATAAATGATAAAAGTCCAAATTTGTGCATATTCGATGCTCTATAATCGTAAGTTATAAATAAATAATATAAGGTAATATCATGGAACAAAAAGAACCGCCTAAACCTAGATACCGTTTGTACTGCCCTAATCATTTCTCTAATCGAGATACAAAGGGGTTCGATACTTTCGATAACAAATATTTTCATAGTGATGGTAATGTTATTGATCATTTAAAACGATATGGGACTATGATGAGATGGTATCAGATTGTAGATATTAGAAATGACTTTAAGGTTATAAAGGAGAAAGCACCTATAATAGAATTATGATAGAATATGACAGACCAGATAGAGATTTAAAATTCATCTTAAAATATAACTCCGAACAAGTTGATAATATCAACAGGGTTAGTTTTTACATGACTGATAAAGACGATAACATACTAGGCCCACAATTGAGAGAGATTGATCCGAAAGAGTTGTATGTAATGGCCCGTATATTATCATCTTTGACTGAAACCTTTTATAAACAGATTGAAGAAAACGAATCTGACTTCTGGACTAGTTTCGATAAGGAACTTGATGTTCTTGGAAGACAACTAAAATCTCCTGTTAAGATTGAAGCTCCCAAGGGACCCGATTACATCCCATATAAGAAACTGTTTCTCTAGAAACCTATCCAATTCTTCCCCTCACATGCTGTTTGGTTAAATTTATTCCATAGTGCTTCTGATTTGAATTTAAAGTGCATGGTTCCCTTTTTGAAACACTTGAACTCTAAAAACTCACTGTCATTCCATTTGTTATAACCATGTATGGTTTTATCGTGAAACATATCCCGAATTGTTTTAATATTCTCAATTTTCTTACCAGTTAGATAACATAGTGATTTTTCAAGATCCAAAAGTTCTTCTGCCCCTCTCCATTCCATACGAACATAATCATAATAATCAGCCATCCCCATGTCCACATATCTAGGAAGGATGAATTTTCTACCTACATAGAATCGTTTATTGGTTTTCCACCCCTCAATATAGTGCCGATTTTCTTCGTGGTAATTGGTGAGATTATCAAAGGACTCTACTAGACAATCTTTCATTATAGACCCCAAATTCTGGAATAGATCCATATATAGAGAATCCATATTTTTCGCTGTGAAAGACATATATCCCTGCTGTTCCTGCAACGTGGTAATTTTTTCTCTAGTTTTTTTGGTAGTAATATCACCCAAATTGGTCTGAGAAAATACATTCTTCCAAGCATTTTCCCGAATATCATCACAAGCCTCTGTATATAAGGTCAAGTCTGAGGTCTGGTTATCCTTCAACAGCCCCATTAAGTCGATATCGATTATACCATCGGCATAGTAATTGACTTCATTTCTAAGCTCAATGAGTCTCTTTAAACCCTCTTTAACTTTATTGTATCTGATTTCAAGATTACCGAATATATCAGGATTGGCAATTGCATTGTTCTGGATATCATCGATCCCATATTCCTTTTCTTGATCAAATGTCTTTTTAAATTCGAAGTTATCCGATTTCACACTTTCCCTAGCAACCTTTATCATCACTACTTCTACATTCGTGGTTCTTTCGGAATGCTTAAAGCATCTGCCCATATTCGTTATTGTACCATTATTATCATCTATGATCTTTTTGAGTAGTTTCTTTTTTGCTGTATTGGGATTATTAATATCTTCAGCATTCAATAAACAACGGATTTCCGTATCCGAACTAATCTCCCATGCTTTCATAAAATGATCTATACCATTATCAAAGGGTGGGTTCATTATGATGTAATCAAAAGATCCGTCTGGTATGAAGGTTAGAAAATCAGCATCCAGAAACATATAATCCTTATCCCTGAGTATAGCCTGAAATTCTGGTTCCTTCTCAATACAAAATAATTTATATTGCGAGTAACCCCCCGCCAAATGATCTAAGATGTGGCCCTTACCCGCACTAGGTTCGAGAACCCTGATTTTATAAGAACCATCTTTAGATTTCATTCCCGCTGTTAATTGGGAGATTACTAATTTTGGTGTGGGATAGAAATTTTTAAATCCATTTATCATTAGTTTTCCTTTAAAAAAAGCGGGGAGTGATTAGCTCCCCTAGATGATTGGTTAAGCATAACTCGATTCGTAATGTGATTTGTCTTCGGCTGTTAATCTTAAAGTTCCGTATTCCGCTTTTAAAGCGATTTCTCCTTCAAAGAACCTGACCAATTTCCTCTCAACTTTTTCTGAGGTAAATCCGTCTTTTACTGGTGTGCTTTTACCGCTCATTCGCAGATCACCATCACTAACATACGTTTTTGAGATTGGTCTGTAGAAAACCGATGATTTAGTAACCCGCACAACTTGGTAAAAGTTGATGTTGGTTTGTTCCCAACCCCAAGAGTTTACTAAGAGGTTACCAACTTTAACGGGGTTTGTTTTAATTTCTTTTGTTTTGTTTGTCATTGTAGTCATTTTTGAATCTCCTGTTTTGTTTGTCTCAATCATCTATTACTATTATAGTAATTGTAATCTAACAAAACAAGGTTTATTAAATAAAAAAAGGGGCTAAAAAGCCCCAATTTC